GTTTAAGCTATATTAGCTCTGACCTCCAACGTTGATGTTCTTCACGCGGAATGAGCGGAAGTATGGGTTAGAGTTAGCAGTTCCAATACCGTCAATTGTTCCAGTAATAGGGTTAGCAATAAGACCGTAACGAGTCTTAAAGGCAATCTTAGGTTGGAATGTGTTCTCACCAACAGCGCGAACCATTGTAAGAGGGACATAAGGAGCATAGAACATACCAGCGTCATAAGGAGAAGTTCCCTTATAACCAACAGTAGCATAGTCAGTTGTAGAATAAGGATCAACATAAACCTTAAGCTTACCATTGAGAGTACCGGCAAATGTGTTACCAGCAGCGTCAACAGCAAGTTCACCTTCTCCACCGAACTTAAGTGATCCGGCAGCTGCAAGAGCGGAAGCAACGTTGCTGGAGCAGATAACGTAGTTACCCTTACCGCGACGTGTCTCAATTGCAATTGTGTTGGCTTCCTTCTCGATCTGGAAGATCAAAGACTGGAATTTCTCAACAGCCCATCGGCCATCAGCGTCAGCAACAAGGTCAAATGCTTCAGTAGATCCAACACCACCAACTTTACCAGTAGTAACAATGCTGCGGATAACCTCACGGTTAATTTCAGCAAGGATCTCACCGGAAAGGATGTTAGCAAGCTCGGACTCAGCATCGAGACCGTGAACAGCCTTAAGATCTTGAGCAAGCTCCATGGTGTATTCAGCCTTAAGTTGACGTGTCTTAGCAGTCACAGTCGACTTTTCAATGGTGAATCCCATTTCGGAGAGATCGTTAGTGCCAGGATTGTTACCTCCAATTTCAGCAGTTCCAGTAGCAATACCAGTACCAGTAGTAATTCCACTTTCAGGAGAATCAAACAATCCTCCAGCATGTGTACCGGTGCCGCCAAAGTCAGTATCAGCCTCATTGAAGAGAGCTTCTGTATCAGCTGTGGTAACTTTACCAGGGTTATTTGCACCGTCAGTAGTGTCGTTATAACGAGCCTTCATTGCGAAAATGAGGCCAGTAGGTCCGGACATTGGCTGAACACCTGCAACATCATAAGCGATGAGGTTAGGCATTGCACGACGAACGAGAGAAATAAGAACAGGATCTGGATTTGCAACAGAACCGGTATTAACATTAGTCTCGTTAAGAGCACCGAAAGAAGAAGCGTGTGCTTCCTCGCGAAGAGCGATTTCAGTATTCTCAAGTAATTTGGCTGTAACAGCCTTCTTATAGCTATCAGTGATAGCAGGAGCGTCAGCGTGCTCAAGCACGGGGCCCCACTTTTGGATTTCTTTTTCTGCGTTAAGCATGATTTTGTTTCTTTCTATTTTGTTGTTGTTTGGTTAGGTTATTTAAAACGAGAAAGTGTTGAAACATAGCGTTGCATGTCATTTGACATTTTGCTATTAGCATCAACTTGACCTTCTACAATTGTTTTTACATTTTGTGAATCAGATGATTCGGTGAGTTCTTCTTCTGAAGAATCAGAATCAGAGAAGAATCCTTCTTTAATAGTAGCTACCTTAGCAGCAAATGTTGCTGCATCCTCAAACTTAACTTCTTCAACAAGTGAAGAAAGCTTAGCAGCTTGAGTAGTGGCTAAATCAGAAGATGCTTCAGCAAGAATTTGTACCCGATGAAGTTTTTCAATTTCTTCAGCGAGAACTTTATTTTGTTCTTCAGCATCTGCGAGAGACTCCTTAACAGAAGTAACTTCTTCAGAAAGTTCATCAACAAGATCAACTTTTGAATCAGGTACCTCGATGTAGTGCTCAGTGAACACTCCGTGGAGAGCCTTCATGAAGTTTTCAGTGATTTCAGTGCGAAGCTTGTTATCGACAAACTCTTGGTTCTCTTCGATCCAAGATTCAACCACATAAGAAAGATAATCATCAATCTTAGTGACAAGGGACTCACGAATATATCCAACTTCCTCTTGGAGGTCGTCCTGATATTGTGCTTCGAGAGACTCTTTAATTTCAACAACACGATTTGCAACAGCACCTTCGAACAGAGTAGCAACCTTAGACTTAAAGCCTTCGGTTAATTCCTGCTCAGAGTCAGCAAGGATCTTAAGATCTTCAGCATAGCTTTCAGTCTCAGTTTCCTCGTGCATACCACCGCAAGAA